GATGTAAAGAAGTTCAAAGTATTTGTTAAGAATACTAGAACAGGCAGAGTACAAAAAGTGAACTTTGGTGCTAAAGGTATGAGTATTGGCAGAAGTAATGATGCTAGACGTAAAAGCTTTATGGCAAGATTTAGACCAATATTATCTAAAGTAAGAGGACAGAAAAGTTTGAGTCCAGCATTTTGGGCTATAAGAACTTGGCAAAAAGGATTTAAATTATGAAGAAATTTAGAAAGATTCTAAAGAAGATTATAGAATGGATTGTTAAAGGATATGACAAATAAACCAAAAAGTAAATTAGAGTATTTAAAAAAGAATATTGTAATCATACCTGTTATCGGTGCAATACTAGCTGGAACATTTACATCAGTTAGATATGTTTTAACTATGACAGATACTATTCAAGTTAATAAAGAAATACTTGAAAGTGTTACTAGAGATATGGATATGCAAAAAGAAATAATGAATGATTTAAAAAACAGATTAGCAAGAGCAGAAGCAACTTGGGATATGGCAGAAAATATCTTTCAACAATTAAGCGATCAGGTAAGGCAACATGAATACGATATTAAAGACCTTAACAGGTAATGTATTTTGGATATTATTCTTTTTGTTTGTAGCAACATCAGTACAAGCAAGAAACGAGTATTTACAAAATGGAACTAACACTTGTAATCAAGGTAGTTGGGAAGCATATAACGATTTTACTCAAAGAGATTATAAGACAGGAACATCAGACGAGTGGATTGAAAATAGAGTAGGTATGAGATACCGAAAATCTTTAGGAACTGCTTGTAGTGATGAGTTTATTGCAGAACAAGAAAAACAATTAAAACTAAAGACTCAGATGGAACTAATTAAATCTTGTAGAAGTGTACCAAGAATAAGTCCACCACCACCAGCATTTGCAGAACTTATTGGTGCTTGTTTAGAATTAGGAGTAATGCAAGTAAGCGACTTTGAGAAAAGAGATAATAGTATAAGCTATTGGATTGTGTTAAAAGATAAATGGAAATCAGAAAATCCTGATAGACCTATATTTGAGGAAAACTAATGAAAGTAAGCGAGAACACAAACATACAGCTACCATTAAGAAATTTAATATCTATTATTGCTGGAGTAGCAGTTGCAGTATGGGCATATTTTGGAATTATTGAAAGATTAAATACTATTGAAACTAACGGAAAGTTAATGATAGTAGATGTTGAAAAGAATACAGAATTTAGAATTAAATGGCCACGGGGAGAAATGGGATCACTTCCAGCAGATAGTGAGCAATATCTTCTTATCGAGTCAAACCTAGTTGAATTAGAAAAGATTACAGAAAGAGTAGATGCTATGATGAATAATAAAGTAAATATTGATAGACTTATTAAAGATGTAGATAAAATTTCTACACAATTAGAAACATTAAAAGATAAAGTTAGAGCAAATGGGAGTTATAAATGATTGAAATTGTTGTAGCTTTAATAATGCACTTAAACGGAGATATAGTTGAACATACTTTTAAAGAAAAGATGTCAGCTTGTCTTAAATCTAAACGTATAGCTGAAAGAGAAGTCAATCCACAATCAGTTAGATTCTCTTGTAATAAAATAAAAGCACAAACAGAAATTTACATGGGTTCTAAAAAAATTTTAAAAATTATATCAATGAGTAAATAGCATATGAAGTTTATGTTAGTTCTACAAATTTGCTCGGCTATTTATCAACAATGTTCTGAACCAATGCCTAATTATGTACCATATGATAGTTATTACGATTGCTCTACTGCTGGATATTTAAATGCACTTACTATAAACCAATCACTAGGAATAGCAGAAGTAAATAAAGGTAAAATTTTAATTAATTTTAAATGTGAGGAATCAGCAACCAGTTAATATGAAAATTAAACTAACTAAGCCACAATACGAAGTTAGTTCCTGTAAGAAAAGATTTAGAGTCCTAATATCAGGCAGAAGATTCGGTAAAACTTATTTATGTATTACAGAGATGATGAAATACGCATCTCAACCTAATCAACAAATATGGTATGTAGCACCAACTTTTAAAATGGCTAAAGAGATATGTTGGTCTAATTTAAAAGAATTGCTTAATCAATTTAATTGGATTGAGGATATTAACGAAACAACTCTAACTATTAGAATTAGAAAAACAAATAGTACAATATCATTAAAAGGTGCAGATAATTATGATGCACTTAGAGGTACAGGATTAAACTTTTTAATATTAGATGAGTTTGCAGACATAGATAAAAGAACTTGGTTTGAAGTATTAAGAGCATCAGTATCAGATACTTTAGGAAATGTTTTAATGTGTGGAACACCTAAAGGTTATGGTAATTGGGCTTATGAAATGTATCTTAAAGGTAAGCAAGATAATCAATGGTCTAGCTTTCAATATACTACTGTTGAGGGTGGTATGGTTTCAAAAGAAGAATTAGAACAAGCTAAACAAGACGTAGATATTAGAACTTATAGACAAGAGTTTGAGGGTGCATTTGAAAATTATGCTGGTGCTGTATATTACAACTTTCACCCTGTAGATTCTGTTATAGATAAAAAGATAGATTGGTCTAAACCTTTTCATTTAGGTATGGACTTTAACGTTGATCCAATGTCAGCTTGTGTAGCACAAATAGAAAAAGATAAAGTTTATGTAGTAGATGAGATAGTTATTTATTCAAGTAATACTGATGAAATGTGCCAAGAGATAAGAGATAGGTATGGTGCAAAAGCACAAATATTCATTTATCCTGACCCAGCTTCAAGACAACGCAAAACTTCTGCTGGTGGTAAAACTGATTTATCTATATTGCAAAATGCTGGTTTCAAAGTAAAAGCAAAACATAAACACCCATCAATTAGAGATAGAGTCAATGCAGTAAATAGTAAGCTAAAAGATTCTAAGGGTAAGCGATATATTTTTGTTTCTAAATCTTGTAAAACAATGATAAAAGGATTACAAAGACAAATATACAAGGAAAACACAAATATTCCTGATAAGGAACAAGGTTTTGACCATATGAATGATGCTTTAGGTTATTTAATAGATTACATTAAACCACTAACAAGTAATATTCCATATTCACAACCGACAAGATGGGCAATTAAGTAATGGCATATTCAAGAGATACTGCAATAGATGTACATAAAGATTATAAAGAAAATGTTTCTAACTGGGAATATTATATACGATCTTATAATGGTGGATATGATTATACTCTTGGTCAATACTTAAATAGATACAATCTTGAATTAGATAACGAGTTTAATCAAAGACTAGCTAACACACCTTGCGATAATCATTGTAAAAATGTAATTCAAATTTATTCATCATTTTTATTTAGAGTAAAACCATCAAGAGATTTTGGTTCAATGTCTGATGAACAAAGTTTAGACACATTTCTACGAGACGCAGATTTAGATGGTAATAATTTTAACAACGTAATCAAACAAGCACAAAACTATTCTTCTATTTATGGTCATTGTTTTATGATTTTAGATAAACCGAATCTAACATTAGGAACAAGAGCAGAAGAATTACAACAAGACGTAAGACCTTATGTATCAATCGTAACACCTGAAAATGTTTTAGATTGGAATTTTAAAAGAGAACCAAATGGTAAATATGTTTTAGACTATTTAAAAGTTAGAGAAGAAGTAGATAAAGATGGTGGAACATATATGAGGGTTTGGTATCCTGATCGTATAGATACTATTTATATGGCAGATAGAGAAGAACCCACAGTAATAGATACTGCCGATAATCTGATTGGCAAAATACCAGCAGTTATTTTATACAATTCCAAATCTCACAAAAAAGGGATTGGTCAATCAGACCTAACAGATATAGCAGATTTACAAAAAGCTATTTACAATGAGTATTCAGAAATAGAACAATTAATTAGATTATCAAACCACCCATCATTAGTTAAGACTCCAAGTGTTAATGCAAGTGCTGGTGCTGGTGCAATAATAGAAATGCCTGAAGAAATAGAACCAAACTTAAAACCTTATTTACTTCAACCTAATGGTTCTAACTTGAACTCTATTATGCAATCTATTGACAGCAAAGTTAATTCAATAAATAGAATAGCCCATATTGGTGCAGTAAGAACTACAAAGACACAAGTAAGTTCAGGTATAGCTTTACAAACAGAATTTGAATTACTTAATGCTAGACTATCTGAAAAAGCAGATAACTTAGAA